GTCCCCGTTCCCATTAAGCGATCTTGTGTAGATTGCACTGGTGTTGGTACACCTGTGTACCGGTTACGACTAGTTTGTCGTCCGGCCGTCTACTAAATCGCCTAACAGTTCGGGGGTACCACCACCCTCACTTTTTACGGAGGTTCGTATGGCAGTCATAAATACCGATCGTAAGTTCTATAAGTACGACTGGCGGAGCAAGACCACCCAACCTGGGTGTCCTACTTATGTTCCCGTCACGTTGTACAAGAATTTTACGGTACGGCACTATAAAGCATGCGATCCCGTTCGCCCGGAACACCGGGTAAAGCCAGCTTCCTTGCTCACCAACATGACTGCACGCGGCCCGTTTTTCAGGTCGACTAACGTGTATCTGGTGGAAGAGAGGATCCTTTCGAGTACAGCTGGTTGCGCGCCGAACCCACCTGCGGTTAGGTATGTAGAGGAACGTGCGATGTGGTCGGGTCACCCCGACATTTACAGCAAAGCGCTGTCATTTAACGTTGCTCCAAACACCAACACCGAAATGCGTAACAAGATCAAAGATGCATCCTACAACATGGCCGATACAATCGGTGAGTATAGGGAAACAGTTGATCTGTTCGGTTCGACCGTAAAGAACGTGGTGAGGGAGGCAGAGCACGCATACGATCGCTTGCCCCGGGTTTTTCGTAAAAAGGTTAAAATGTTTGCCACTCCAATAGGCCTCTTGTTCAGGGGTCTACGCGGGGAATCCGCTTTGTTAAAGAAGTGGAAGTTGGTTGACATACCTTCAACGTACCTGGGTGCTAGCTTCGCGCTGGCTCCAACTCTCTCAACAGTGCACGACGCTATGGTAGCCGTCGGTCGCAACGCTAATGGACCAATACGACGTAGGTTTGTGACTCGCTCTTCAGCGATACTCGAGACCAAAGTCGATAGTCTGTATAGCGGTTGTGCTCGGGGAGAGATTTACCACTCCCGGAGGCAAATTGCTTATGTTGTCTACGATCCAGCCAGCTTGACCGACTGGACCGCGGGTAACCCGGCAGAAGCACTGTGGGCAGCTACACCTTTCTCGTGGCTCTTCGACTATTTTGTAAACGTCGGAGATTACCTATCGAGCCTAGACGCCATGAAAGGCATCTTGTCGGTGAAAACTGTCGAAACGCACCGTGTCCATGCTTTTCAACTGGACACTCGAGTCATGAATGGCCCTACGTGGCGCAACACCAAGCCAGGTGCTTGGACTATTGATGCGTACAAAAGGACCACCGGAAACTCGATCCCGCTACCTACACTCCCTGGTTGGAAGCCGTCGGCAACGTGGAAACGTTTGTCCTACCCGGTCGCCATCCTTGGAACCCTGAAACTCAAGGGTCTGAGAATTTAAAGACCTGCCCATTGGAGCTATCCATGCCCGCATCAGCAACAATCACGATTGCGAATGAAACCCCGACCAACATGATCTTCAGACCCGTACGGATTGGTGAGATGAGCACGCTCATCGGCACGTCCGTTACGAATGCTGGGAATCCGCAGGTCATCCTGGGCTACAGCTTCGCAAGTGTCAATCGGAAGACCGACCGGATCCCTGTCCGTTTCAACCTCCCTCGGGAGGTCACGGATGTGGACACCGGCACGACTTCTGTCGCTGACACGGCTCGTTTTGTTGGGGAATTCATCATCCCCGATACTTGGACCGAGACCGAACGCGGCCACTTCCACGCCTATGTCGACAACTTGATCGGCAATGCGATTGTGAAGGGTTACGTGAAGTCCCGAGACCCGTTCTACGGGTAGACGCGATGCGCTTCGGTAATTTCCTCAAGCTGGTCGGTATTTGCCTAACGGCGGGTATCCTCCTGGTTTGTTGTAGCCGTAGTGAACTTGTTTCCTCTTTAAGGGCAAGTGCCCCGGAGTTAGACCTTGTCAAACCCAAGCAAATCGGACCTGGAGTTCGAATTGGCCCTCACCCAGGGTGTTACCGAGATAATCGGAACCCCCCGCGCACTTACTGTTTCGCTTCTTGTCAAATACCAGGAGTGGGATCAGTTGGTCGACCTGGAGTGCGCTCCGTGTAATTACGAGGACGCCGGCGATTTTGCCGACGACTACCTCTGCACGGGGCTGCTTCAAAAGTCGACGAACCTTCCACTTGGCAGAGACCTGGAGCGGAACGCGTGGGAGCAGTTTTTGGCTGCCGAAACAGTTAACCGCCAGACCAATGATAGGCTAGACGCCACGGACTACTGTGACCACCCGGAATGGTGGCACCGGTTCGTGAAGCGTGTCGACCGAATCATGGGCCCCATGAACGCTGAGGTTATTGGAGAGATCCAACTACTCTGCAAACATGGGCCTGGTACGGTTGCTGGGGTGAGTGGGGAAATGGTCGCATCGAAAAAATACGACTGTTCTCCAACAATTAGTACAGAGCTGCTACCGTTCGCCGAGTCCCTCCTACCTATGGCGTGGTTTGATTACGCGTCTAGTGGGAAGGGGTTTATCCCGGTGGATTACGGCACGTTCTTTACTGTTCCCAAATCGGCTAAGGCTAGACGCGGATGTTTGTACGGACCCAATGTCAACCAGTGGTTGACTATGGGCATCGGCAGGTATCTGAAGAAGCGCCTCCGCAAGTTTGGTGTGGACCTGAGTGATCAGGGCAGGAATCAGGGCTTAGCTAAATGGGCACGAAGATGGCACCTTGCCACTATCGACCTGTCGCAGGCCTCGAATCTCCTTGCAAAGAAGGTCCCGCAGTTCGCATGCGACTACGGGTGGTTTAGGTTGATGGATCTGGCTCGAGACAGCAATGTCAAAGGACCGGATAAAGCAATA